GATAAACGTCCTGATACAGTTCCGCCTTGGTCAGATCTTAGTTGATTTATCTCGGAATGTATTCTACCTTTGTGAACATAACGTTGAATTGAGTCTATAAATGTTGAATGGAATTTATTTATTTCTCTTGCTTGTCTTATTAGTTGCGCTATCGGGTTATCACAATTTACTAACCAATTTTGGGTAAAGCTTGGTTCATCACTTTTCGGTGTCCGTGGGTAATCAACACCTATTCTATCAAACACTTGCGCTACTGATCGAGCTGCCCAAATGTCAACATCAAGTGTGGTCTGAGATTTTATACTAGACAAAACCTCAGACTCCTTTTGTTTAAATTCTTTTTTTAACTTAGCAGCCTGTGCTTCGTCAACCCTAATTCCTTTTCTTCTTGTCTCAATCAATATAGGTAACAGTTCCATTTCCATTTCCCACACATCATTCAAACTTTGTTTAGATATTTCTGTTTTAAATCTTTCCCACAAACGTAGAGTTAAACCCGCGTCCTGTTCAGCATAAAAACCAACATAACCTGCAGGCAATCTCCAAAGGTCAGCTTTAGGATCTATACCCCACTCCTTTGCTTTTTCATTCAAAAAAGTTTCGTTTTTTATCTCACCAAGATAATCTTTAGCACATGCATTTAAACTAAAACTAAATCTGTTTTCGTTAATCAAAGCTGCAGCAATCATAGTATCAACTATTTGTCCCCGTATCTCAAAACCATTTACTAATAACCAACCCACATCATAACTTGCATTATGAAATATTTTTGTAGCTGGTAGTTTTAATATGTCTTGAAACCATGCGCAGGTAATTGATAAATCCATATTTCCACCTGCATCATGTTGAATGGGAAAATACCATTGTTGACCAAGTGCAGCCACTGCAAAACCTACAATACCTCCATCAAACGTAGCCCAACCAGATCCTTTTGTTTTTAAGTTTGGATCTTTTGTCTCCAAGTCAATCGCTATCTCTTTTGCTTTGGATAAATCAGGATATTCTGCAGGTGCTATCCAATCACTGTCGTTGTATACAAAATTTAATTGATGAGTCATTGTTTCCTTTTACTAAAGTTAGTGTCTTCTATTACTTTCATTGTTTTAATTGGGAGCCCCAAATGAAAAATATAACATTCAGCACAATAATAATCATATTTATAAACTACTACTGCGTGAGCTTGTTTACATTTCTCACAGTAGATAATTTCTTTATTTTTTTGTACCATGAAGTATCCCTCCCGTTTTCCCTACACCATTCATAATGATTTTTTAAAAGTTTTTCTGATAGTCTTTTGTCTTCAATCATTTCTTTTTTTCTTCTTGCAAATGTTCAATTTCTAAATCACAATAATGTTTTATTTTTTGTAAATCTTCAATTGATTTACCTTTAAATAAATATCTACACACATACTTAATTACATTTGCTTGAAAAGGGTTTAAACCATTTTTTCTAATAAAAGTCCAAGGTTGAATAAGAAAGTGTTGATAGTGAGATCCACCTACCTGCGTATCTTGAGGGAAAGCTTCATCAAACATATTTTTATCTGCCATATTATACTCCACAAAGGCCCTCACACTCTTGGTTAAAGAGATCTGGCCCATCATCATTTTTAAATTTTACTTCGTCTAAAGGCACACAAGATCTGTGTACAAAGTTTTTTACTTTAGGATTATGCATTCGCATCTTTTTATCAAATTCTACAGCACTTGCAAATTCTTCTGGCCTGTTGTTTCTCATATCTAACCAGAAATTATCATCATGAAATGGACAACCAATACAAGCAGATTTAACAGGAATTTTAAAACCTTTACCTTCATACCATTTAAGACAATCCTGCCTAGACATTTTCTTTTCTATTAAGGGCCATCTGTTTTCTTGCCACCAAAATCTCGATGGTTTCATTCTCATAATTTCATCTGTTGATATACCAACCCACACTTCTATGTGTTTATCTTTTGGAAATCTTTGTCTTGGTTTTAATCCAAATATCTCTCTTATTTTTTTTGCAATCGGAGTAATCTTATATTCTCTTGTGCATTGTCTACGACCCATTCCTTTTTTACCTTGTTCATTTAAAGTATAAAACGGTGCAGAAGCAAATTGATTCCCACCTGGAGACAACGCTTTTATAATATCATCTTGAATATTACCTTTTTTTACAATGTGTATTGGATAACTTATTACACTCTTTAAATATTCTAAATGTTCTATCACAGGTTTAGGTTCCCAACCCGTATCAGCAAATACGGCAGCGTCAGGTTTTACACCAAACTCTCCTGCATCTGCCATTAAGGCCATCGTTGAGCTTTGCACACCAGCTCCTAAAGATAAAATTCTTAATGATGGGTTTTGTTTCATAATTTAAATGGTTGTAATGCTTTTATTTTTTCTTCAGCGTTTGCAATTTTTTCAATTAATTTATCTGCTTCGTCCACATGTTGTGGATGCTCACCGATAGCTACTGGTTTCTCTAAATAAATTTTAAGTGTTGCCTCAGCCTCAGAAATTTGAGCATTATATCTATCTTCTAAAGCTTCTATAATTAATTTTCTAAACATAATTAGCCTCGTATTGTTTAAAATACTTTCCCAATGGAAAGTTGTATTGATGATAAGTGCCTAACAAATGTAAAGTTTGTTTGGATCTTGTTGCACCTGTATACCATACCCTAAGTTCTTTTACCTTATCTGCTAAATTCTTTTTATCGAAATGAGATGGGAAGTTGCACTTACTAGCAAGAACTACATTATCTGCTTCTCCACCTTTTACTTGATGTATAGTATCAATAATAATTTTTGGTGGTTGTGTAAGATCTACACCTTCATTCATAAGTTTTTGAAAATATTGTTTGTCTTTATCTTTAAATTTTCTCTTAAACACTTGATTCCATTTACCCTTTTCATCTCGCATACCACACCTTAAATGTAATTCATCAAATGTAAACACTTGATTTGGATGAGCAAAGCTCCATTTTTTACTGTCCGATGACCGGTATCCGTGGTCTATGTTTAATAAATACTCATACATAGTTACAGCTTCTTCTCTGTTTATGCTGCCACCATCACATATTTTTTCCCAATATTGTATTGCATAAAACTGATTTGGATCGAATGACTTATTATTTTTTTGATCTTGATAATATAATCCAAGATTTTTTGCTTCTGTTTGTAATTCTTTTTTTACATCATTTATTCTTGCAAGGACCATCCAACTACCATCCATGTCCCAAGGTACTTTTTTTAAACCATTCCATCTATACACTGCACCTTCTTTGTCATTAGAATAAAATTCTTTTGGTACTCTATTATTACCCATAGAGTTCAATAAACATTTAGAAAAGAAATGTATGTTTTTATTAAGTCTTACAGATTTTTTTAACACAAGTGATTTACCAGGAAACGTTTGAAACAAAGTTACATCAGCACCGTTCCACTCATAGATTGCCTGGTCGTCATCTCCTGCAATGTATACACGTTCAACACCTTCAGACATCTTTACAACCATGTCCCATTGTAAAGGTGTTAGGTCCTGAGCTTCATCAACCATTAAAACTTTGAAAGGCACAACCAATCCATCATCAATAAACTTCTGCACCATGTCTGTAAAATCCAACCTGTCTGGTGTCCGTTGTCCGTTTTCCAACTCCATTGTTTTAAACTGCTCATACCCTGCGATGATTGATTTGAATTGCTGTAACCTTACACTCTTTCTAGATTGTTGTTTGTATAGCCATACAGGATCAACTTTCATGTTTCTTGCCCTGTCATATATTTGAAGAGACCAGTTGTTATAAACTTTTTGATCGTCATGCCCATCTTTGTAATTAATTTTTATAGTTCCATATTGTGTATGAAACATAAGCATATCAGCCTTTGGATCTAACACAGGTATTTCAGCAAACTGTTGTCTTGCTAGTGAGTGAAGTGTTCTAAAATATTTAAATGCATCTTCATCGTAACCTTTAAATTTTTGTCTAACTCTAGTTACACATTCGTTTACAGCTTTGTTTGTAAAAGATACGTAACATATCTCATCAGGAGAATAACCTTTTTCAAGATAACGTTTTACACGTTTCAAAAGGTTCTCTGTCTTTCCAGTGCCAGGTGGTCCAAAGATCTTAATTGTCTTCCCACGCAGCCTTAGCTTTAACGAATTTGACATCTTTATTCTTATGCTCACTTTGTTTTGGTAGAGTCACAACCCAATGTCTAGATTGAATTCCTTTGAACTTAGCTTTGGGTTTAGCTCCACCTTGTTCTAAGAATCT